CTCATGGTCGACATCTATGCCAATGGCACTGATGCTTTGACCCCGAGTTCCATCTTCAATACGATGCGGGATTTTGGTCTTTGGCGCGGACATGATTTCAACGGGCCTGCGGGTACCGTTGAAGGAGAGGGTGCTTGGATCCGTGTCGACGGTCAAATTCTTGACCGGCCTGACATTATGTCTGAGTGTTACCCTGCCCATGATGCATGTGACTGGATTTGGGAGAAGGACAAAGTTGTCCTTGGTGATGGGAACGTTCTGCATTGGACGATCGTGAAGCGTCTCGGTGACTCAGTTGCCGTTAGGTTTCACGTGAGTGATCCAGATACGGGTAAAGATTTTCTGGGCGCCGTGCATCCTAAGCCGGTTCCGGAGTTCAAACAGCTCTCTGTCCGCCTCCAAACTTTTGGAAGCGTGTGGGAGTGGGTTGATTGGATTCCGGGATTGACTGGGTTTTCTGACGTCCAGACGTTTTTAGTCCCTACGGCCCTCATGACGAGCTTAGGCTTATCCCCCGGGATAACTCCTGAGTCCGGCATGCGGGTTCGACTCACCGAGGCTGATGTGAGCCCAAAATTGTTGGCGAATGCCAGCGTTAAGGTCCACTCTAGTCTTTTTCCCGAAGTTTGGGAGCGAGCTCTTCCTGCGATTGTGTGTTATCTCACGCGCGAGCGCACGAAGGCAAGCCGTCCTCTGTTGCAGATCCTTGGATTTAAACAGCAGAACGACGTGGCTGACATGAACACTTTCTTTAAAGGTTATGGCAGTCAACCCAAAACGTATCCATGGCGCAACCGCCTACTCATCCTTCTGGTAGTGATACTTGGAGCTTGGTTGTTTAGAAAATACAAATTGAGTCGCTTCTTGCCTGCCCTCCGGCGTTACAGTGCGAGTGTTCTGCTTTTGTGGTCCACTCTCATGTCACGGTCGACAGACACCCAATTGTGGGTTTTGAAGTTGGTTCAGTGGAATATGCCTTTATTCAACTTTCTCTGCTGCAACTGGGCTAAATACCCTATTGTAGATGGTTTCATTGCTCCAGTTTTGGAGGAGTCGATCAAAAGATGCGGGTTTCTTCCCCAAGTTGGCTTAGTTGCCACCGAGGGGATGTTGGCCTGTGCTTTGGGTGAATCTTTGCCAGCTGTCGGTCTACGAATGATGGCGCATTGTTTGCTCAAGGAAACACCTTTTGTGAAGGCCGTGGCAATCCACGGCGGGTGGAATTTCGGGGTCATGCTGGTGAATAGATGGTTGGGAGCTGAAGAACTTCCTTCCGCGACCTGTTCGATGAATCTTTTTCGTCAATGGGTTGATTACTATCACCGCAGCCTCTGGGCTGACAGAAAGCTTTTACCGGCTGATGTCGTGGTGGAGCGGTTTGAGCCTGCGGAAGGGATGATTCCGAATGAGCCTGTTGGTTTCGTTCAGACCATTCCTGAACCAGATCCTCTGCTGCTCGAACACCTGCGTGGAAAGCGCTGGGATGGAGGACCTGATCGTATAGTTGACCACTGTACCTATTGGTTCCTTCACTTCGGTGTGCCAACTTATCGACCTGCCAAGACGGATGCTAATTTGTTATCTGTCTTGGACAATCGGTTATTGGCGTGCGCCCCTGGCGAGGCTTCCAAAGACGTCAATTGGGATGGGTTACACTATCTCATTAACATCTTTGTGAAATCTTGCCCTCTGACTTATCATGATGCTTTAGTTGATGATTGGGTCTCTCACTTCCATGGCCGCCATCGAAAACGCTATGAGGAAGTCGTTCGTGAATATCATGAGCTTGGTCCTGCGTGGGTGCGAAAGCACGCACAACAGACTGATATCATGGTGAAAACGGATGAAGTCCTCATACGCGTCAAGAACGGTCAGTGTGAGATGAAGCCCCGTCCTATCGCTGTGGTGAATCCGAGGGTGACAGCCTTGTTGGGACCGCACATCTACGCGGCCCAAGGTGCCCTGAAGGAACAATGGAACGTTTTTGGTGCCGTTGTCCCCTTTAAGGGTGTGATCTTCCACATGTGTTTCGCGTGTGGGTGGACTGATCGGGATCTTTCCGATTGGGCTGCCTATGCGATGGAATGGCGTGCTGGGCACACCTGGGTGCTTGTCAGTGGAGACGATTCCGTGGTCGTTGAGCATACCTTGGCTGGGTCTCGGTTTTTAGAAGCCGATGCCTCCATGTGTGACCAAAGCCAAGGCTTTGGTGCTCTTCGATTTCATCGCGATTTGTTGGTCCGTCTTGGCGTGCCTTCTTCTGTCGCTGGGTTAGTTTATGGGCTCACGCAGAACGTTTATGTTCTGCAGGGGAACACAGACCCTCTGCGACGGTTGAAGTTGTCACGTCGGGACAGACCCTTTCGCGACACGGGAGGGTCAGACACCTGC